CCAAAAAACAATGTAACGGAAAAGAAACGTTACAAGCCTGTTACTGTAACGGCCCAAGATACAGATACAGATACAGATACAGATACAGAAAAGAAAAAGATAAAAGAAATCTATCAGCGCGTGGCCGCGCTTGGGGTAGACAGACAATTATGGAATGAATTTTTGAAAACTAGAGTTAAACTGAAGGCGAACAATACGGCTCGCGCATTGGCTACTTTAGCCAGTCGAGCTGAAGAGTACGCCCAAAACGGGGAAGATGTTAAAACATTATTTGAGGAGGCAAATAGCAATGGATGGAAAACAATATACGAGCGGAAGAATCGTCAACAACGCCGTCACAGCGCAACGAAGATCGCAACCAGCACAGATTGGTGAGGATTTAGACAAGAGCTATATCAATCAACTTTTTGGAGTGATGCGGTTAAATTACCCGTCATTTTTAAATGACACCTCCGACGAGGATATAGCTTCGACCAAGAAGTTGTGGTGGTCATACCTAAAGCATTACGATCAGGCATTAGTTCACAAAGCCACTTTAAAGGTTGTCGAGAAGTTCAAGAAGTTCGCGCCGACCTTGGGTGAGTTTAAGGAAATGCTCGAAGATATAAAGCTAGAGCCAGCGCACAGGCCAAGCAGAGACACTACGGTTTGTCAGGTCTGCCGATCTTTTACTTTTACGCAGTATCATCAAGACATTTGTATAACCGGCGTTAAGTCGATTTACGAGGTAACAGACGAGCAAATTGCGGAAGCTAAAAAAATGTTTGCGGGGCTTAGATGAGAAAGAAGCCTATTGATCTCACTAGAGAGCGCCTGAGAGCATTAGCATCACAAGCAAACGTTGGACCATTACTAGCGTCAGAAATTCATCTGGTGCTAAGAGATAGCTCTGGCAAAAACAGCCTTTTTAAATTGCTGCAAGATACTGAGCTGGAATACCCGATCGATGTTCTTATCAAAAGAGCAACCAAAGATCGCACATCTGCACAAAATAACACCCAGCATCAATGGTACAAAGACGCAGAAGCGCAAGGAGACCAAAAGGCGTGGGAATACAGAGCCTACTGTAAGCTGCACTTTGGTGTGCCTATTATGCGGCGAGACAGTTTAGCGTACAGACAAAAGTACGATAAAATTTTAAAAAAACTGTCGTATGAAGATAAGTTGATAATGATGGCAGAGCCTCAGGCTTATCCAGTTACCTCAGCGATGAACGTCGCACAAAAGAGCGCATTTTTAGAAGAAGTTAGAAATCACTTCGAAGAGCTTGGTTTTTTGCTGACAGATCCAAAAGACTGGGACAAATAGATGCCAAAAAGATGCAAGATCTGCAAAGAGCCATTTGTGCCAACTTTCAGCACCTTCCAAAAGACTTGCAACAACGTCGAGTGCTTAGTTGACTTTGGTAGGGCAGAGGCACAGAGGCTAAACAAACGAGAGATTAGGCAAGCAAAGAAAAAAGCGAGGGAAAAAGACCGAGGCTATTGGATTAAGAGAGTACAAACCGAGTTTAACAAGCACATACGTCAGAGGGATCACAAAGACCCTTGTATAAGCTGCCAGAGGCATCATCAAGGACAATATCATGCTGGCCACTATATGAGCGTGGGCGGTCATTCTGCAATTTTAAGATTTGACGAGCAAAACACGCACAAACAATGCAGCGTCTGCAACAATCACAAAAGTGGCAATTTGGCAGAATATCGGCCAAACTTAATCAAGAAGATAGGTTTGGAGGCAGTGGAGAGGCTAGAGGGGCCGCAAGATCCAAAGAAATACACAATCGACGAGCTGAAAGATTTGCTGTCGGTTTATCAGGCGAAAAACAAAGAATGGGCCAAGTGTCAATCTTAGATCGAAACGCTGAAGAGGTACGCGAAACCTTGCGCGATCTTTTAGAAGCGTGTGAAGCTGGAGATGTAAGCGGAGCAATTATCGTGATCGAGCGTCAAGATGGGTTCGATTTGCAAATGCCTGGCACCTTTTCCACAGACCCAGATAGCCTTGCGAGCATTATTGGACGCTTGCAAGTAGCGTCAAATGTTTTTGCCCATATGGTTTGGTCAGAAGAAGATGACGAGTAAAAGTGTCCCTGAGCATTTAGAATATTGCAACACCGATTATCAGACACAGGTAATCGAAATGCACATCAGCGGGATGTCTCAAGCCGAGATTGCTAATCAACTGGGCAAAGAGCCTAGACGCATTTGTGAGGTTATCGGTAAGGTACACAAGAGAGCAAGTCGCAAGGGATTTGCACCCGATTACAATCTCAACAGACAGGTAGCGCCAGGATTTACAACCAAGCGGGTCTCAACTGCTTACAACATGGACAACGAGATTGTCCTGCAATGGCACATTCAAGAGCCTGACCGAGAAAAACTAGAAGAACTGATAGCCGAATTCGTCGAAGGATTTAAAGATGAAGTCACCGGAATCCACGCTCCCACAGACGCGCCTACAGGCACTGATAACGATCTTATGGTTAGCTACATTATTGGGGATCATCACCTTGGGATGCTTGCTCACCACAGCGAGACGATGGGCGACGACTACGACGTTAAAATTAGCCAAACGCTTTTAGAAAATGCGATAGACCGACTGGTAAGCTCTGCGCCAGCGGGAGAGGTTGGGGTGCTGGTTAATCTTGGCGATTTTATGCACATTAACGACAGCACAAGCTCAACGCCTAGCTCTAAAAACCTGCTGGATTCGGACGGCAGATACTCAAAGACCATTCGCGCAGCCAGCAACGTGATAAAGCGTACCGTTTTACGTATGCTTGAGAAGCATAATCACGTGTGGATCGTGAACGTAAGGGGAAATCATGACCCTGACGCTGCGCTTTGGTTAAATGAGGTTATGCGCCTGTACTTTGAGGAAGACCCAAGGGTCAAGGTATTTGATAACGCTTCCAAGTTTGTTTGGTGGCAATGGGGCAAGAATCTAGTTGTGACCCATCATGGAGATCGGATTAAAATGTCTAATCTTCACGGATCAATCGTTAGTAACTTGAGGAAAGAATGGGGCGAATCCGATCACACCTACGTGTGGACAGGTCACATCCACCACAAGAATCAGGAGGAATATGGGGGAGCATTGTTCGAGTCTTGGAACATCCTAGCACCCGCAGACGCTTGGCACGCTGGCTCTGGCTATGCCAGTTCTCGGAGTATGACTTGCGTAATCCTCCACAAATCGTTCGGAGAGCAAGGAAGATTAAAGGCAAACATTCAGGAGTTAGTATGAGCGCAATGGACCGGCAAGTTTCTGGTAGCCATTACAAAACCATGATGATTCAACCTTTGGAATACGCGCTTGCTAACGACCTAGGTATCTGTGAACACGCGGTGGTAAAGTACATTTCTAGGTGGCGGGATAAAGGCGGGGTAGAGGATCTCAGAAAAGCAGCACATTACATCGAGATCCTCATAGAAAGAGAAACAGCCTTGGACGATAACGTCAGTTAGGCATTTCAGACTGTAATCGATCCAGCAGCCTGATAACGTCTGAAACTTCCATGTCATCACACGGATCAAGGTTATCGTAAGTCTCCCGCACTTTGACAAGCGCAAGTAAGGCCAACAAAAGCTCATTTTTAGTAGGTTTCATTTTCCTCTCCTAATGTTTCACGTGAAACGTTGTGGTAACTATCTCTGCGGCTGCGAGTTTGAAAGAAACCATCATGCTCGGGGTAGCAGATCATAAACTTTCTGGCGTAATGACTAATCCAACCGTCATCGATCTTGTAAGAGTCATCTTTGCCTGAGACCATCGTTTCCCATCTGACCCGATGAAAAACAGCCTTGGCCGAATAGTAGCGTTTGTGGCGGGTAGCAATTAATGCGAAGTGCGCGAAAGTCGTAAAGATGTCTGGATTTTCACGGTCAAATTGCTCGAAATTCTCTTTGCTCCATTTCCCGTTCATCGGTTTTCTATCTCCCAAATTGCTTTTCCGATTTGCTCAACTACTTGAGGCACTACCGCATTGCCTAATTGTTTAAGTCTGTGTGACCTTCTGGGAACCCCATTAGCCACTCTACCCACGTTGGGTTCAGGCTTCCACCAGCTTGAGCTGCCAATGTCGGTGTATTGCGATTGTGTTCTGAAGGAGCGGCTGTCTCTTTGGCATTGTGAGCCGTTGGTGTAGGCCACATTTTCACTTGATCCTGCAACCGTATCTGTATCTTCTGACCACTTGCTCTTGTTGTCTTGCCTTCTAGTAATGCTTTCGGAGTCCCGCTTTGGCTCGCATTTGGAGTTCTCCACCATCCGCTGTTCATGCTTGGAGCCATTTGATTCGCTGTCGCTGTTGGCGTGTGCAATAATCCAGACTCGATCCCTTCTGTGGTGAGCATCGACGGCACAAGCTGGAATAACAAACGGCCTTGTGGTGTAGCCCGCTGCTTCCAAGTCAATGAGCACTTCGTCGAGGCCCATATTGATGTGCCCAGCAACATTTTCTCCAATGACCCAATCGGGCCTGAGTTCTTGGATAAGCCTAAACATTTCAGGCCAGAGGTGACGGTCATCTTCTGCGCCACGCCGTTCTCCTGCAACGCTGAAGGGTTGGCAAGGGTATCCTCCGCAAATAAGTCCGATGTCATGTATTCCATTATCTAGGAGCTCCTGTTTGTTTAGCGTTCTAACGTCAGAAAAAATAGGCACTTCAGGCCAATTTTTTTTTAACACTTTCTGCGCTTCTTTGTCGTATTCACAGAAAGCGGCTGTTTCAAATCCAGCAGCCTCCAGGCCTAAACTGAATCCACCAATACCAGAAAATAAGTCTAGCACCCTCATTCGCCAGCCTGGCAGTCAGGTTTAAGATTCTTGTAATCAGGCCAAAAACCAGAACAGACGTTGTACGTATATTCACCGTCTATCATGGTTTGGTGCTCAAAGTCTTGGCTAGACACAAGCAATACAAGCAAAAAAACAATTAGGCCAATACCGATTTTAGTAATCCGATTCATAAAAACCCCTTTTCAGTGTTTGAAAGTGCAACCTGTTTAGCCAGCTCAACCTCTTCTACCTCCCATTTTTCCGCAAGGTGCTTTGCTGTTTCATTGAAGCTGTTTTTGCGAAGTTTCTTAGGAGTAGAAATCCACAGCTGTAAAACGTGGACTAATGAGTCAAAATTCTCTGAATGGTGGTGAGCCATGTTCTTCCCTTTTATGTTTATGAAAGATAGCTTTTTAATTTCATGCCTATGCGCGGACGAATTTGCTCAATTGCTTCATCAAGCATTGACTGTGACGATAGACCAATTGCATCGTTCATCTCCCATGTAAGCCATTCAGCATCCTCAACATCATCGCAGAAAAAACAGCCTTTAAAGCCATCTGCCATTGTAAGAACAACGCCTAATTTGCATTGCTCCGCGAGGGCAATACTTTGAATTTGAATTGATGCAGTTGCTTCTTTCATCTTTTTTCCCTTTTTATTTATTGTTGAAACACTGTTTATTCTAATCATCTTGCAATGATTGTCAACAAAACTTTTGACATAAACATAACATTAATAAAATGGGATATACTTGCTTAGTTTCAAAGAGAAATTGACCGATGATTGAAATAACTAGATTTGCTTTATTGCCAGATCGAACTTTGGGGAAAGCCGTTTATGGAGAGCATGTTTTTTGGACTATCGAGAAACCTTGGAAAGATAACGAACCGTTTATATCTTGTATACCAGAGGGCTACTATCGACTTGGCAGGAGAAATTCGCCAAGATTCGGCCCAAATGTCTGGGAAGTGCTTGAAGTGCCTAATCGTACTCATATACTCATCCACGTTGCTAATACTGCTGATGATGTCGTGGGCTGTATTGGGTTTGGGTCAAGCGTATATGCGGATCTTGGCGGCGTGGGAAGCAGCCGTAAAGCGATGAATCAATTCGAGCTTGCGAGCCAAGAACTAGAAAATGAGGAGCTTATAATCAAGCACAGTTTTATAACTTAGAGAGGAGGGGGCATGCAAACCTTAGAGGTCAAATATTTATCAGTCGATGAGTTGCTGCCATACGACAAAAACTCACGCACACATAGTGATTCACAAATACTGCAAATTGAAAAAAGTATCAAAGAATTTGGGTTTACGAATCCATTATTGATCACAGAAAATAATGAGATAATTGCAGGGCATGGTCGGTTATCAGCAGCTAAAAATCTAGGACTAGATGCAATACCAACTATAGTTCTATCTAATCTCACTGAAACGCAACAGCGAGCTTATGTCATCGCTGACAATCAATTAGCGTTAAACTCAGGTTGGGATATATCCTTGTTAAGTGAAGAGCTGACAATGCTTGATGAAGTAGGTCTTGATATTTCACTTTTAGGTTTTGACGATAATGAAATTGCAGAACTTATGGGAATTTCACCATATTTTGAGCCAGCAACAGAAAAAGAACAAGGTAAGTTGGACGAGTTAGATCCTAAGTGGATCGATTGCCCTCATTGCGGCAAAGAATTTGATTTGCGAAAGCATGGGTAAAGTCAATCTGAAAATAGACTGGGCAAGCCATCAAGCAGCTAAATATGCGTGCGAGAATTGGCATTATAGTAAAAGCACGCCCGTGCCGCCTTTAGTAAAAATAGGCGTTTGGGAAGATAAAAAATTCGTGGGTGTATTGATATTCAGTCGAGGAGCAAGTAGCAATTTATTAAAGCCATACAATTTGAAACAAACGGAGGGTTGCGAACTCACAAGAATAGCTCTGTCAAGTCACAAAACAAACGTTTCAAGAATTGTGAAAGTCGCAATCGGATTTTTGAAGAAAAAGAGCCCTGCACTGCGGCTAATAGTTTCATTCGCTGATCCGCAATACGGGCATCACGGCGGCATTTATCAAGCTGGTAATTGGATCTATGCGGGCAAAACATCAAAAGGGAAAGAGTTTTGGTTGAATGGTAAGAGGCTGCATTCAAGACAAGTCTCAGAAAAAGGTTGGAATATACAACAAGGCATGAAAAGAAAAACCGCAAAACCGTCTGAATGTGAAATAATCGAAACTGAAGGAAAACATCGATACCTTATGCCGCTGGACAAAAAGATAAAAAAGCAAATAATGTGCTTATCACAACCGTACCCAAAGCGGGCAAAAGAAGCAGGCGCTGCAGTACCCCTGTAGCACTGGGCGGTGCGACTCCGACCTGTCCGCTCCAATTATTAATATGGCCAGACCTCTGAAAGAAATAGATTGGCAACAAGTAAATCAAATGTGCGCTATTCACTGTACAGGTGAAGAGCAAGCAGCAGTTCTTGGCATCGATTACGATACCTTGAATTCAGCCTGTAAGCGTGAACATAAAATGAGTTTTTCGGACTATTTCAAGCAAAAGGCCAGCCACGGCAAAATGAGCCTGAGACGGAAGCAGTATACGACCGCGATGGACGGAAATACGACTATGCTAGTATGGCTCGGAAAAAACTGGTTAGGACAGCGGGATCAGCCAGAATCGGAGCCTGTTGATCTACAGCCCATAGTTATACAGAGAGCCGATGAAGCTGACCAAACCCCAAGATGACATCTTCTTCAATGACTCGCGGTTCAGGGTCGTTGTAGCGGGTCGTCGATTTGGTAAAACCTTCTTATCAACCTATGAGCTGCTGAAGCACGCGCTGCAAGGCAAGTCTCAGAATTGTTGGTATGTTGCCCCTACGTATAAGGCAGCGAAAGAAATAGCGTGGAACATGCTTATTGACGCTATACCTGACGGTTACATGACCAAGAAAAACGAGACAGCGTTGAGCATCGATTTGCGTAACGGCTCAAGCATAGCCCTCAAGGGCGCAGAAAAGCCCGACAATCTGCGAGGACGGGCGCTAGATTTTTGCGTATTGGATGAGTTTGCTGATATGCGTCCTGAAGCGTGGCATGAAGTGTTGCGGCCATCATTATCTGACAGGCGCGGAAACGCGTTATTTATTGGCACACCTAAAGGCAGAAACCACTTCTACGACCTGTGGACGAGGGGCGTAGACGGCCAAGAATCATGGGAAGCCTTCCAATATACGACGATTGATGGCGGCAACGTTGACCCTGACGAGATAAGAGCAGCCAAAAACGACCTTGACGAAAGAACATTTCAGCAAGAATACGAGGCTCGATTCGTCAATTACAGCGGGATTATCTATTACGCATTTAGCCGCGAGCAATCAGTCAAACCGTATAATGCCTCAGTCGATGAGCTACATATCGGTATGGATTTCAACGTCGACCCCATGTCGGCAGTTGTCTGCGTTAGGAATGGCGGCACGTTGCACGCCATAGACGAGATCGTAATGTATGGCTCAAACACCGATGAGATGGTGGACGAAATCAGGCAAAGGTATAGGCAGAACGCGATCACGATATATCCTGATCCCGCATCTGCCCAGCGGAAGACTTCAGCCGGTAGTCGGACCGACTTAAACATATTACAAAACGCAGGGTTTCGGGTTAAAGTACGCAGTAAGCATCCTGCAATACGTGATAGGATAAACAGTGTCAACAGCCGACTGTTATCTAGTCAGCAACAACGGCGGTTATTTGTTACGCCAAACTGTAAAAACGTAATCAACAGCTTGGAGCGTCAAACGTACAAAGAAGGCACCAGCCAGCCAAATAAGGATGACGGGTTCGATCACATGAATGATGCACTCGGCTACTTAATCGAATATATGTTCCCCATTCGCAAGGAACATGAAACGCCACAGCCTACGAGGTGGACTTAATGCGATTTTTAGAATATCAGCACCCCGATTATGACATACACGAGCAACGGTGGGAGTTATACCTTCGCTCATATCTAGGGGGCGAGGATTATCAGAACGGGTCATATCTGACCGCATATCTTAACGAATCAAAAGACGAATACAGCAGAAGGGTTGCATTGACTCCTGTTGATAACCACTGTCGCAATATTGTGCATATATATTCGTCGTTTTTGTGGAGGGTTCCACCTGTCCGCAATTTTAACGGCCTGACTAACAACCCCGCGCTGGAGTCATTCGTTGACGATGCCGATCTTGATGGAATGAGCTTTAACAGCTTTATGAAGCAAGCACAGATCTGGTCATCTGTTTATGGGCATGTATGGATTTTGGTTGATAAGCCGCAGAGCAATGCACAGACACGCGCAGAAGAGCTAGATCAAGATATTCGGCCCTATGTGACCTTATTCACGCCTGAAAATGTATTTGACTGGAAATATGAGCGCACACCTAGCGGACGATTTGAGCTGACCTATCTGAAGTTAAGGGAATCAATCGACAGGGAAGACGCAACCACAACGGTTAGCTATTACAGGTTGTGGCGCAAAGATATCATCGAGTATTGGAAAGACGACGGTCACGCAGAAACCAAGATCGAAGAGATACCCAATCCGCTGGGCAAGATCCCTGCGGCATTTCTACCCGCAGCGCGTAGCGTTGTTAGAGGGATTGGTATAAGTGATCTAAGCGACGTTGCGCTAATGCAAAAAGCAATTTACCAAGAGCTTAGTGAGATCGAGCAGCTTATCAGGATCAGCAATCACCCTTCGTTGGTTAAGACCTACGACGCAGACGCGAGTGCTGGGGCAGGATCGGTTATTAACTTGTCTGAGGATAGCGACCCTGGCTTGAAACCTTTCCTATTACAACCTAGCGGTCAGAATATCGACTCAATCAGAGCAGCAATTAAGGATAAGGTCGAAGCGATCAACAAGATGGCGCACATGGGTGCGGTTAGGGGGACTGAAGCACTAACCCAATCAGGCGTAGCAATGCAGACCGAGTTTCAGATGCTTAACGCCAAGCTATCAGAAAAAGCCGATTTGCTTGAACTTGCCGAGGAGCACATCTGGGGTTATTTCTGCAACTGGCTAGGAATTACGCCTGACGTTGAGGTTTTCTACCCTGATGCTTTTGATCTGCGCGATTACGAGAAAGAGTTAATATTCTTGCAGCAAGTCAGAGCCAGCGGCGTGCCTTCTACCACTATGCAGCGCGAAGTTGATAAACAGATCGCTGACTTAGTATTAGACGATGAGAAGCTGTCAGAAGCACACAAAGAGATCGAAGCACAAACCCGCGTCATAGGACAGTTTCCGATACAGGCTGAATAATGGCGGCCAATGACGATTATGCTGACTTTTTAGAGCGGCTAACTGACGAACATCAGCGCCGCTTGTCTGGCGTATTGCAAACGCTAGAGGGCAATATTGCCTCCTACGTAAACAGCGCACCCGATACAGATGGACAACTGTTCGACCTTGAATGGTCGTTACAGGCTAGGCAAGAGGTCCGCAGGTTAATTGAAGTTGATTTCTTGCAAGAGGCGCAAAGCGTAATTGACGAATATATCGGGGTGGCTAACAGCCAGTTTGCAATGCTGTCTGAGTACGGCGCATTTACACGGGTAGCACCAGAGACCATCCAAGCCTTGCAGCAGCTTAGCTTTCAAGGCTTTCAGGCCATAGCCGATCAGCAATTGGACACCCTTGCAACTGGGATCTACCAGTCAACGCTAACAGGACGCAGTAAAAACGACCTTATCAAAGAGCTACGTGGGCAGATAAACGGCGTATACCAGCAAGCAGACGACGAAGAAGCTCGTCAATTGGTAGAAATAGCGCAGACCGCAACAGGTCAACGGCAGCAGGATGCAATAGATAAACTGCATAGCATCTATGCCCGAGATAGGCTGGGCAACAATATGCGCCGCTATGCTACGCAAATGGCAAACGATAGCCTCGCTCAATATAGCGCATCCATTACCAAGGCAACCGCAAACGAGGCGGGTGTAACTAAATTTCAATACTACGGTGATGTGATACGTGACAGCCGTGAATTTTGCCGCAATAATGTAGGCAAGACGTTTACTGAGGAAGAAATAAACAGTAAATGGCAGGGATCGTGGGCTGGTAAAGCACCAGGAGATCCTTTTATAGTAAGAGGCGGCTATAACTGTCGTCACCATTGGCTCCCAATCGTGGAGGATGAATGAGCAAAGAATTAGATAGAGCTAGGAACCTATGTGCCAGAAGGCCGATACCACCGGCGATCAGGCATCTAATTGAGCCGCTAGAAGCCAACGCGCCTGACAGCGAAAGCGCAGACTTTGCAGAATTGCACGCAGTAATTGATGAATTGCTGCCTATCGAAAAACCCAAAGCCAAAAGGAAACAGAAAGATGCCGAACCATTACGGACAGAAGAAGTCGAACAAGAAAAAGAAGAAAAAGCCGATGAGGAAATAAACTAGCTTAACCTAGAATTTATGGGTTAAACTTCCCGCAATACTCATTAGAGGATAATCGTTACGTGAGCGAAGAAATCATGGAAAGTGTCGAAACTGAAACGACCGAAACCATTCAGGACCAGAAGACTTTTACGCAAGACGAGTTAGACCGAATTGTTGCTGATCGCATAGCGCGAGAACGTAAGAAAGCGGAAAAGAAACTCGAAGGGATAGACCTCGAAGAAGCACGTAAAATCATGCAGGAGCGTGAGCAAGCGGAGCTGGAACGCCAAAAAGAACGCGGCGATTTTGAGAATATCCTGAAGCAGACCGTCGAAAAGAAAGATATGGAGATAACGGCGTATAAGCAGAAGCTGCAAGAGACCTTGGTCGATGGATCATTACTCAACGCAGCCAGCAAACATGACGCAGTATCACCAGATCAAGTATCGCAACTGCTGAAAGGACAAGTACGACTCGCTGAAGATGGCGGGGTTGAAGTGCTAGATCCTCAAGGTACGCCGCGATATAGCGAAAGTGGCAACATGCTTACAGTAGATGAGTTAGTTGCTGACTTTTTAACAGCTAATCCGCACTTTGTCCGCGCCTCAACAGGTGGGACGGGAAGCAGAGGAAATGCTGGTGGCTTGACTCCGAAGCCTGTATCGGTGGCTGATATGGTCGATAACTGGAACTCTGGCGGCAGGGAAGCCTACGCTGCCATGAAGAAGGCGAATTGACCCAATTAACCCTAATCAAGTTTTGGAGAACTACCAATGGCTGCTACAACTAGTACAACTTTAGACGATTTATTCGTCAACATTATCGCTCAGGCACGATTCACTGCTGAAGAGCAATCCTTAATGATGGGTCTTGTTACCCGTTACGACATCGGCGCTGATGCCGGTAAAACCATTCAGGTTCCTAAGTATCCTGCAATCGCGGCTGCTGATTTAACCGAAGGCACTGATATGTCGTCAACGACTGTCAGCACCAGCGCGATAACGATCAGTGTCCAAGAAGTAGGCGCACAGGTCGTATTGACTGACGTTGCTGCAATGGGTGCCGGTAATCCAGCAGAAGAACTTGGAACTGTTCTTGGTAATTCAATTGCAACCAAGATGGACCAAGACTTAATTGCTTTGTTCGACGGTTTCTCAAGCTCTTTAGGTGCTGCTGCACAAGAAATCACAGTTGCTGATTTGTTTAAAGCGGCTGCAACCTTGCGTGCTAATAAGATCACTGGCCGCATGTCGGCTGTTGTGCATCCTTATCAGGCGTACCAACTGAAAGCTAACCTGACGAATACCTTTGCCAATCCAAATGCCGGTGACGCGCAAAACACTGCTATGGTGAACGCGTATGTTGGAACGATTGCAGGTATCGACATCTACGAGTCTGCGAATATCACGATTGACGGTAACGACGACGCAAAGGGCGCAGTATTTGCACCTGAAGCTCTCGCTATCGCTATGAAGCGTGACTTCCAGATCGAGCCACAGCGCGACGCATCTTTGCGAGCCTTTGAGCTTAACGCTACTGCCGTTTATGGCGTAGGTGAGCTTGATGACAGCTATGGCGTTGAGATGTTCTTCGACTCAGCACTTTAAACTGCACCCTGAAACAGCCCTGCAAATGCGGGGCTTGTTTCTTGCAGGAGATTCTATGGCGATCACCTATCGAGGCGAGCGGTTTGAGGGCTACAACAAGCCTAAGCGCACACCAAAGCACAAAGAAAAAAGCCACGCAGTATTGGCTAAAGAAGGCGACAATGTTCGTCTTATTCGTTTTGGGCAACAAGGCGCAGATACTAAGCCGCCAAGAAAAGGTGAAAGCGAAGCAGATAAAGCAAAGCGCAGGTCATTCAAAGCCCGACACGCTAAAAACATAGCTAAGGGCAAGATGTCTGCGGCTTATTGGTCAGCAAAGGTGAAATGGTAATGGCATTTTCTCAAGATTCAGATCTAGTTGCTTTGATTCCCGACATACTGACTTTTGGCATAACGTCATTCGCAGACGAGCACGCCAGAGCAGAGGCTGATTTAATCAGGACCATTCGGAACGAGTGGTGGCACAAGAAAGGCATCAAAGGCGAAATGGTATCGTCATATCTTACTGACTCACAATGGACGCGATGCAATGCTTACTTAGTGTTATGGAAATATGCTTTGCCGCAGCTAACGAACTGGGTAGACGGTGACAGATTTAAAGAGATGCTTGACTTCTACAAGGTGCGCTACGAAGAAGAAATCAGCGACATATTTAAAGACGGCGTTGAGTATGACGACGATAACAGTGGAAGTATTGACGACGACGAAAAGACCATAGTTGCCTTTGGCCGGTTGGTGCGATAATGGCTATCGCTGGGGCGTTGGCTCGCGGTCTTGGGATCAGATTGCTGACTAAGCCAAAAAACGTTGAGCAAGTTACCACCAAGTCGCAAAAAGAAGTTACTAAAAACATTCCAAAAGCTATTTTGAAAACTGGCTTGCTGGGTCAACAGATAATAAAACAACGAACAGCGAAAGGTGTGGGTTTTGGTGGTGGATTTAAAGGCTATTCACCGCAGTACAGGGCGGCACTGTCAGAGCAAGGCAAGCCAATATCGCCTGTTGATTTGTTTAACACCGGCCAAATGCTTAGGTCTATGCAAGTAAAGCGCAGAGATAATCGCACTGCTGAGATATATTTCGACAACAAAGAAGCGGCAGAAAAGGCAGCTATGAACAATAAAACGCGGCCTTTCTTTGGTTTCAATAGAGACGAAGAAGAAAGGCTAGGCAACTACTTTAGGAAGCAATTGTGAGTGTTAGAGAAGATATAGCGGCAAATCTAGTCACCACGCTGCAAGCAGTGACCACGCCGGTAACGATCAAATACGTTACGCGAGAGCCTTTTGATTTTGACAAGTTAAGCAACGCACAATTCCCTGCAATCTTAGTCAGAACGCAGAACGAAGACAGGCAGGATTCAAGTATAAAAGGCACACTGACGCAAAGATTTGCGACGGTTGACTATCAGCTCGTTTGCTATGTAAAAGCATCGGGCATAGACACGGCCAGAAATAACATCATCGAGGCAATCGAGGAGAAGTTAGACGTTGATAGAACGCGAGGTGGTTCTGCGATAGACACCCAGATCGTTAGTATAGAAACAGATGACGGTTCTATTGATCCAGTCGGCGGTGTTATTATAACAGTACGGATTGAGTACCAATTCACCAGAGGCACAACTTAGAGGGTTTAAAAATGGCTACAACAAAAGGTTCAACAGGCGTTATCAAGCTCGCTGTGAGCGGCGGCTCTGTGGCTGCTATGGGTGAGGTTCGATCCTACACCTTAACGCAGTCAGCGGACACAATCGAAGATACCACTATGGGTGATTCCAATCGCACCTACGTTTCATCTCTTAAAACCGGCACTTTATCTGCCGAGGTTTACTGGGATGATGCGGACGCAGTTCAATTAGTGATGGATGCTGCGGCTGCGGTTGACTTTGAGGTTTACCCGACAGGAGCGGGAACCGGCGAGAAGTATTACTCCGGCGGCGGCATTGTGACGAGTAACGAAATCACGGCATCTTTCGATGGCATGGTTGAGGGTTCGTTTGAGGTGCAAGTTTCGGGCGCAGTTACTGAAGCAACAGCATAGGGGTAGCACATGGGGTTAGCAAGGGAGCTACGCAGCAGACGCACAGTTACGCCACGAACGATAAGCGTTGACCAATGGGCTGACGAAGAGGGTCAGCCTTTTGTCATGTATTGTTTTCCGATCACATGCTACGACATTAACGAGCTTCAGAAAAAACATCCTAAGTTTTTGGAGAATACGACTGTCGCAGCAATGGTTGATTTGATTGTCATGAAGGCAGCAAGCGAGGATGGCGAAAAGCTATTTAAAGCTGCTGAGGATCGGATTGATCTGATGGGAGAAGAGACAGCAGTCATCTCTGGCATTGCTGAGCAAATGTTTGCCGAAATACAGTCTGCGGAGGATGCCGAAAAAAACTGATGTCCGATCCGCTAAGGATGAACCTTATATCCTTGGCTGATCGGTTGCATATGACCATAGAAGACGCTGAGCAGATGTCGCTCACTGAGGTAAACGAGTGGATGGCATATTTTAAGATTTTGAAGGATAAAGATGGCTATTCAAACAGTTAGCATAGCTATACGAGCGCTTGATAAAACCAAAGCAGGCTTTGCTGGCGTTACGAGAGGACTTAAATCAGTATCTGGCGCTGTCTTTAGTATGCAGAACGCGCTGATTGGTACTGTTGGCGCAGCAGGTTTTGGGGCTTTAATCAAATCTTCAATTAACGCTGGTGATGAGTTGGCAAAAACTGCTGACAAACTAGGCGTTACCACCACCGCACTCGCAGGACTCAGACACGCAGCAGAGCTTACAGGCGTATCCACAGGAACGATGGATATGGCTCTTCAGAGGTTCACACGTAGAGCCGCAGAAGCCGCACAAGGCACTGGTGAAGCTAAGGGTGCCTTGCAAGAGCTAGGGATTAACGCCGACGATCTGGTTAAGCTACCACTAGACCAGCAAATGAGTGTGGTTGCTGACTCGATGGCTGGTGTTGAGAAGCAGTCTGATAAAGTGCGCTTGGCAATGAAGCTCTTTGACTCGGAAGGTGTCGCGCTTGTTAATACCTTGGGCGGTGGCTCTGCTGCGCTGGAGCAAATGACCTCCGAGGCTGAGCAGTTAGGGATAACGCTTAGTCGGACAGATACAGCGCAGATGGAAGCGGCGAATGATTCGCTGACTCGTCTTAAAGCCGTATTTACAGGCCTGACCAATCAACTATCTTTAGCGTTCGCCCCGATCATCACGTTTGTCGCTGATGGTTTGAGGCAAGCTGCAATTGACTCTACAAGTTTTGGAAATATAGGCCAAATGGTAGCCGGTGCTTTAGTTAAGGCGTTTGGCTTTGTTCGCAACATCGTGCATGGGCTGCAAATCGTTTTTCTGGGTGCAAAACTTGGCGTTTTAACTTTTGCCAACGCTATTGGCGATAAATTAATTCCTTTTCTTGATACGTTTATTGATATCTACAACAAAATTGCAGCGATTGTTCCCGGTTTATCTCAGATCACGCAAAGCGGCGAAGAAATAATGGGCAATCTGCCAACGTCCATTGCTGAAACCAAGGCAGAGATTGCTAGGTTAATGGAGCTAAATCCTGGCGATGCTTTAGTTGCTGAGATGCAAAAGTTTATCCTGAAGAACAGAGAAGCAGCGGAATCGGTTGCCGAGTTAAAAGAAGGGATGCTCATTACAGTTCCAGCAGTAGAAACTGGTTTTCAAAAACTAGGCGACGCTCTTACGCGATTTGAGTCACAACTGCCAACATTAAAAGACAATTTAGATTCTCTAACTAAAAACACCTTTAAAAATATGTCTGATGGTTTAATGGGCATTGTCAAAGGTACTTCATCAGTAGGTGACGCTTTTAAGAAAATGGCAGCGCAGTTAATTATGCAAGCAGTTCAGCTATTTATAATTGACAAGATTACAGGCGGCTTCTTGTCGTTCGTTAAAGGCCTGACAGGTAAAGCTATCGGCGGCCCAGTGCAAGCTGGACAACCCTATATGGTTGGTGAGCGCGGTCCAGAGATGTTCGTGCCTAATCAATCAGGATCTATTGTTCCAAATGATAGGATGAGTGGAGGCGGCGGCATTACCGTGGTAAATAACGTAGACGCTTCTGGTGCTGGCTCAGACGTTGAGTTTAAGATTCGGGCAGCCATGCAGCAGACAACACAGCAAACTGTCGCCACGATTCAAGACTTAATGCGTAGAAGGCGCTTCCCATGACCACCTATTCTTTCAGCACACAAGTTGGCCTAACACCGTCAAGCCAGACGTTTGAGCTGGTTCAAAATACCCGAGTATTTCGGTCAAGTTTAACCAATGCTGTACAGACATCAGGGCGAAAAGGCGCGTTTTGGAAAACGACAGCAACCTTTTCTAATCTGCAAGACGGGGATAAGGGCAAGGTGCAAGGTTTTCTAGCCAAGCTAAACGGCCAAGAGCATCGGTTTGAGTTTGGTGATTATGGCTATGACAGACAAGGCACTGCACCATCTGGCGACAGTTTAGTAGTTAATGGCGATAATCAATTAGGCTCTACACTGAACGCAGACGGCGCAACAGCAAGCAAATCAGGATACCTCAAAGCAGGAGATTATATTGAGGTAAATAACTGTTTGCATATTGTTACTGCTGACTGTAACTCAAACGGCAGCGGAGAGGTTGCAATTACAATAGCTCCTCCTCTGCGATCAAGCCCGACAAATAATGCAGCGATAGAGTTTCTATCGCCTAAGTCGGTGATGATGCTCGTATCTGAGCCTAAATGGACAACCCAGCCTGGTCTAATTGCATCTTTTACCATTGACGCAGTTGAGGATGTTCTTGCATGAGCAGAGATCTAGCAGCAAATACAGCCGCTCAATATGCGGCCTCCCATGTCAACCCGATCATGTTCGTTAAACTAGAATTTGATACTGCTGCACCAAATTCCACCGGCACAATCCGATTACACAACGGGTTAGGAACCTATAACTGGGACGCAAATGACGGCGCTGGTATTAGGGCATGGCAGGGGACGGGCGATCTAGGGCAAATCAGCGCAATCGAAGAAGGCGACGAAATAAGCCCATACAGTATTCAATTAACGCTCAGCGGGATAGATACTAGCATCGCAGCAGAAGCCGCCAGAGAGACGTACTATCAAAGGCCAGTTACCCTATACGTCGGCGCTTTAAACGCTTTAGATCAGCTCGTAGCGACCCCTACCGTCATCTGGACTGGGTTCATAGACACAATGGACGCTGTGCTCGGTGGTGATAACGGTGACTCGATTGTATTAACTGCTGAGTCAGAGCTGGCAATGTTTGATAGATCTAGCAATTACCTTTACACCAACGCGCAGCAGCAGCACGACTCCCCAATTGGGCCAGATTCAAACAACCCACAGCCCGACACGTTTTTCACGCATTTGCAAGAAATGGAAGATCTGACGTTGGACTGGGGGAAGCGAAAAGCAGGGAGCGGAAGTGGAATCAAGATTATTGAAGAAGACGAAAACGAATTCGATCAAGTCACCTTCTAGGTCATTCCTTCTTCAAAAAGCCCTAAATGAATGGGGCCGCAATAATTTTGAGTACGGATCTGTGGATTGCTGCCAGTTCACGGCTTTTATTGTTTACAAAATCACCGGCAAAAATTATGCAGACGGGCTAGAATACGAAAGTGAGCTAGGTGCGGACGCTTTGATCGCAAAGTATGGGGATTTAGTTGGAGTGCTAACGCGTGCTATCGGAGAGCCGCCAAATCAGGCAGAATCAGATGGAGACCCTTGCGTTGTAGATGTCGATGGTATCGGTCAAGTCGCAGGGATAAAATACGGCGAAACGGTGATCTGTTTATTGCAAAAAGGTTTTATTCGTTTGCCAGATAATTTAATCATTGCAGGTTGGCACTTATGGCACAAATAATCCCATTTCTTAAAGCAGTAGGCGCATTTGTAACCGCAGGGGCCGCAGCGGGGACGACTGCTGCTGTAATCGGGGCCACTGTTGTTATCGGCGCAACTGTTGCCGCGTCTCGCGCCCTAAAGCCCAAAATAAATTTCAGCATTGACGACAACGATCGAACGCGACAGCAAACGGTGCGTTCCACGATTGAGCCTCGTAAGTTAGTTTACGGTGAGACAATGGTCAGTGGGCCGCTAACGTATGCAAAGGTTACGGGCACAAATAACGAAGACCTGCACCAAGTCGTTGCTTTAGCTGGGCATGAATTAACAGCTATTAAAACAGTTTTTTTTGACGACAAATCTATAGATTTAACTCAGGCTCTGACTTATAACAGCTCGACTAAGGAGGTCATCAGCGGTTTTTTTGGCCCTAAAAATGATGAAGACGGCAACAGCGAAAACATCGTTTACATAGACACAAGGTTAGGAACCTCTAGCCAAACAGCTTTCTCAGCACTACGGTCTAATTCTGAAACCAGCAGCGAATATCTAGCAACGCATAGAGGAGACAACGTAGCTTCTATTTATACTCGCTGGCGCATAAACGAAGGATCAGCAGAGGTATGGGACGAGGTTGGTAATGTCCAAAATATCAAGTGCGTGGTTCAAGGCAAAAAGGTCTATGACCCACGGTTAGATGTACATGCTGGCAATGATGCAGGAGATAACCCTACGACTGCGGCCTATATCGTTTATAACGACGGAACGCTAACGACAGGATCAGCACAGGGGAATTACAACCGAGGCAATCAGGGCGAGAACCCAGCCTTGCAGCTTGCTGATTTCTTGATGAACTCTGATTTTGGTTTAGGTATACCAGCGAGCAAGATTGACTGGCCTGCGGTAGTAACAGCGTCTGATCTTTGTGACCAGTTGGTCCCTATTCCAAGCAGTGCTGTACAGAAAAGATTCTTTGGTTCTGGCGTGATTTTTGGGGCCGACACCTATAGCGCGTCTATCTCTAAGATCCTTTCAGCAATGAATGGCAGCCTGATTTATAGCCAAGGCAAGTACATCATGGCGGCTGGCAAGTATGTTAGCCCTAGCGAAACTTTAACAGAAGACGATTTGGTTGGTCCTGTTCAAATTAAAACCGCAATCCCAAGATCAGATCGAGTCAACACTATCAAGGGTCTATTCATAGATCCCAATGAAAACTACAAGATGATGGAGTTCGGCCCTGTAACTGTTGGGGCCAATGACTTTAACAATCAGACCAAAGGCGCGGTTGCAAGAGACAACGGCGAAGTGTTGACTGAAGAAGTCAAATTACCGTTTACCGATAACCGATATGCGGCACAACGAATTGCGCTGATGCAAGTTGCGCAGTCTTATCATCAAACTATTGTCACTGTTCCCGTAAATCTAAAAGCAATGCGTATTGCGATTAATGATCGCGTCAACCTTACCCTTAGCGATTTTAACGCGGTTGATAGTGGTAACTGGGCACCCAAGGTTTTCAAATGTATTGGATGGCGGTTTGCCGAAGATGGTCAAGGAATTAACCTCACATTAATTGAGGACGACAGCAATAACTATAACGACCCAGCGGCAGGTGATTATTCGACTATTACTGCCGAAGGTGTTATCAGCACAGCCTTGCCAAACGTTCCAAGTCCATCACAATTGACGCTGACTTCTGCAATTAACAGCATCGAGCTGAATTGGAAAAACCCGCCTAACACAAGTGCATGGGAACAGATTTACATTTACCGCAACACTACCGGAACATTGCCAACCGACAGTGATACACCTATCGCCAGGCTAAGAGCAAGCAGCTATATAGATCAGAGAGCAGCCGCAGGATCAGACGGCGTTGCTATTGAATACTACTATTGGATTCAAGCGGTCAGATATCCGCAAGGGTCAACGCCAGCAAGTGGAAACACAAACAAAGCCAAGTCACCAATGGTTGCGGCTGGCACACCTGCAAGCGGGAAGATAGCAGCGACTAAGATTGGCTTTGGAGTCATGGGCGCGGATAGTGTTGGCTCAACGCAGGTTATAGACGGCAACATTGGATCAGACCAGATTGCAACAACCTTACAGTCTACTAATTACGACGCACAACAAGAAACGGGTTGGCAAATCAACAAGTCTGGAACTGCGTTTTTCCAAGAAGCCACCATCAAAGGCGGCATTACAGCCAACAGCGGTACGATTGGTGGGCTAACAATTGGGTCAGATAAATTATACGTTGGAACTGGCACGTTCAATAATTCGAATACCGCTTTCTACGTGGATGATCAAGGTCAACTAAGCCTCAAAGATAAGCTCTCTTGGGACGGTACTGATCTAACAATTTCTGGATCGGTCACAGCAACCTCTGGAACATTCACCGGCACTGTAAACGCATCCGCTGGAGCATTTACTGGCGACGTTTCAACTGATTCAAAGTTTATCGCTGGATCTGGCGATGCAACAACAGTCATTGATGGAGGAGCTTCTGCAACATATAGGATATTTAGCGGAGCTGCGCAAGCGGAAAGTGAAAATGCGCCATTCCAAGTTAAGCCTGATGGTTCTGTTTTTGCCAAAAATATTACAGTCTTTGATGCCTCTGGAAACATCCTACTTAATCAAGACGGGCTAGGCGCTGCTGCGCTGGCTGGGATATCGCTTACTTCAGGAACGGCAGTCGATAAGGTAAGTGGTGTTTTGTCAGGCGATGGCGGCGAAATGACGCTGACGCTAGATCAAACTGCAACGGTAACGCTTGAAACCAAGTTTGCTATATACGACAACTCAGTCGGCACGTTGTATCTACGAGGAACTGGCGCAACATCATCCGCAGCGTTGTCAGACATTACGAACGCAACCCTGAATATTGTCTATAGTCTACAAACTGATGGTGGCTCATATAGCACCGCAGCAACCAAGCCGATCACTTTTACTAGCACTGATTCGACCCCAAGCTCCACTGAGGTTTACGTAACGGCTATCCAAGTCGGTGGATCTTACTTAACGATTTTGATGGATGCTGGCGGCGCGTTGGAGTACATCGCAAATACAGCGACATACGGCGCAACCGCTTACGTTGTAACAAGCCACACTTTCACAAACCTACCGGCTGGCGTTCACAAAATTAAATTGTCATCTACCATTACGGGATCGGGATCACCTGATGCTGCTGGTCAGTCAACATCAAATCGTTTATACGAATTAACATCATCAGCAATTAACTTTGTCGAAAGTGCTGTAAATGTTTTTGCTAATGGTACGCCTTCTGTGCCTACCGGCGGCGGCACTGTTTCTGGGAATCTAGTTGTGACTGGAAACTTAACGGTGAACGGGACGACCACCACCGTAGACACTGATAACCTGACGGTGAAAGACAACAACATTACCCTAAACTATTCCACGGGTGACAGCTCATCAACCGCCAATAACGCGGGGATCACGATTCAAGATGCGGTGAGCGCAAGCACAGATGCTTCTATTCTCTGGAAGACGGCGAGCGATTCTTTTTTATTCAGTCACAAAATAAGAGTCCCTGATTTAGAGATTGATGGTCAAACTTTAACAAGCTCTGACGATCTTAATTCTTTGAATGATGGCTTTTATAAGTGGGGATCTAGTCAACCAACCAACGCGCCCACCTCATATATGGTCATGTATCAAATGACCGACCCAAATCAGAAAATTCAAATTGCTTGGGGAAGTTCTGGAAGCGGGAAAGTATACGTTCGTCGCGCAGATAGCGGGACTTTTTACACATGGACGGAAATGCTCACTACCGCATCTGCCAGTAGCACATACTTGCCGCTTGCTGGGGGAACGCTGACCGGCGCACTTACTGTAAACAAGAATGGAGATGCTCTTAATCTTAGGTCTACTACAAACGCCCAACCAGTACGGATAACCTTCAGCTCAGACGTTCCTGCCGTTCAAATTGGTTTTATTGAATATGTTCATTCAGATTCGGCTTCATACGGATCTGGTGAAGCGTTAATTTTAGGTGGCAACCAAACAACCACAACCATTCTCGCGGATGGTAAGTTAATGTTTAACGAGGGTATCTATAGCAAACCAGCGAGCGGTACTGGTGCTGGTACAAGAAAAGATGCCAATTGGGATTCTGCTTATACCTACTCGCAAGTCGGTCATTTACCTCTAGCGGGTGGTACGCTGACGGGCAATTTACAAACATTGGCAGGTTCCGCATCATCAGTTCCTTTGCGAATAGGAGACACAGATAGCGGGTTTTTTGATTCTGGACAAAATGCGATAGGGATCGCTTTGGGTGGAGTTTTAGAATATGACTTTCAACCAACTCAGCTAGATTTAAACGGCAATAATATTATTGATGCTGGAAATATCACGTTAGCCAATGAAAGTGATATCCAGTTGTATACCACTAGCGGGGATACCGGAACCGGAAGTCTGCACCTACCAAGAGACGGTCAAATAACATTCTATGGCAATAATAACAACGACCATTCTATTGCATCAAGAAACTCGGCAGGAACGACTTCTGACGATATACGAATTAGCAGCTATGGCGCAATCATTTTTGATCTGGATTCAAACTCAAATAACTCCAGTGGCGCAGATTTTATTATTGGTCGTCATGGTGGTGGAAATAACCAGATCGACACGCTTCTAACAGTCAGCGGAGAAACCGGAGTAATAGATGCGAACGGTGCGGATTTTAGTGGAGACATAACTGTAATTGGATCAATCACCAGCACTGCGTCGAACGAACCAAACGCCCAACAAATAACGGTCAGTGACACAGACCCGCTAACCAGTCGGAACGGGTTGTTTATTGACCATAACGTGACTGGCAACACAGCCTTAACGACCGATATCACGAAAATGGGCATTTTTGTTGATATGGATGTTTCGTCTGTTGGTGGCGATACAAGCAACGAGCTAAGGGCTTATGGAATTTACACAGACGTTCGGGGTGTTGGTGATACTGATCTAAGATACGGCCTTTACTCTTACGCTGAGACGCAACATGATTCTGGCACTGTGACGGAAAACATTGGGGTTTATGGATTTGCGGTTTCCGATGAGACGGGAAGTGGTCACACCACTAACAATATTGGCGGCAGATTTTTTGCTTACGGTTACGGCAGTGGGACAGGCGGCACAACTCATCAATATGCTAGTTTCAATAAAGTATTACTTTCAACCACAAACGATAAAGACACTGCAACAGCGACAGGCGTGTATGCTGAAATTGAGGTTGATAACCCCGGTCAAGCGCAAACTCTGACTACGGCTTACGTTGTGAGAGCAGAGTTTGACAACGATTCTGCGGACAATGTAACGATAAACACTGGCTACTTGTACTACGGTAACTACGCAGGCACACAGCCATCAAATGCGTATGGCGTTTACATAGCAGATGCGGTTCCCAACCACTTTAGCGGTTATATCACCACTGGGGATGGCTCAACGACAGCAGCTTCGTATGGTTTTATTTCCGATGTGAATACTGGGATGTACTCCCCAGCGAATCACGAAGTGGCTTTATTAGCAAACGGTACTCAGCGTTTAAAGGTAAACACTAGCGGGGTAGTAATAACAGGCACATTATCCGCAACCGGCGATCTGACTGCCAGCGGTAATACTGTCACGATGACAGCCACTCCGGCGAGAGTTAAATATAGGGTTTGGAGCAATGCCACCTATGGAATAGGGATGGAATCTGGTTATACCTTTGGCCCAATAAATAACGATTACGTCATGAGCTTCCAGATGAACAACGATAATGATCGTGGGTTCTGGTGGGGCGATGATAATCATACAAATGCTCAAGGTGCAATGGCGTTATCAACTGATGGCTATTTGACCGTTGCTACAGGGATGCGGATCGGATACGGAGTGTCTGACACCACAAAACCGAGTGCTGGCTTGCAAGTGTCTGGCAATATCGACGGCACTTATATTCGTGGCGACAGGCTTTATGCGAATAGTGATGGATCTACTGGGTATTTTTACAACGACTATTCAACGCGAGTAGCATACACGGGTGGCGATTTTTATATTAGGTCTGAGGTTAGCAATTGTTATCTATATGCAGCTAATACCTATCTAGGAGGTGACACCGGAGACAATATTCGCGTGAGAGGTAACACTATATTCGGCGACAGTTGGTCTATTACTGGTGTAGGCTTAGTAACAGCCGACAGGTTTTATTCGGGCTTAGGAACGGCAGCAAGCCCAGCTTATCAAGTAGGTGACACCAATTCGGGATTTTATGACAGCGGAGCTAATCAAGTCGGTGTGGCTCTTTCTGGAATTTTAGAATATAAATTCCAACCTACACAGCTAGGCATGGAGGGTAACAATCTTGCTAACGTAACTCACATTTATGTAAACGGTAACATCTACCACAACGGCGATACCAACACTTACATACAATTTACGACAGACCGCATAAGAATAGCTTCAGGTGGTTTTTTAATGCTTGATTGCATAGAGACAGGTGGAACGTCTTACGTTGACATAGCGAATCGGGTCAGAGTCACCACCAGCGGAAATATGGAGTGTGAAGGTAATATCACCGCTTACTCGACAACCAGCATTTCTGACATCAACCAGAAGGAAAACATCCAGCGAATTAGCGACCCCATTGAAAAGATCAAGCGAATCTCTGGTTATGAGTTTGATTGGAAAAACTCAGGCGAGCACTCAGGCGGCGTAATAGCTCAAGAAGTTGAGCAAATCATGCCAAAGGTCGTCAAAGAAACAAGTATCCGAGACGGCGATAAAATGAAGGCAGTAGATTATCAAGCAATCATCGGACTTTTGGTTGAGACTGTTAAAGACTTAAATAAGCGTATAGAGGATTTAGAAAATGGCGATAACTAAAACTGAAGTATTACAACGATGCGAAACCTATCCTGCATCAGACCCAAGCGCAGAGCCTACTACCAACGAAGGCAATCCTAGGCTAATGGTAGTCATGGAAATCACCTTTGACGATGCAGATGATGCCGAATTGCCAGCAGTATCGACTCATGTCACCTACTTAAATAGGTATGACGGCGACGGCAATCCCACGGATGTATCTGGATACCCTCAATTAGTGCAAAACATCTGCGCGGCGGTTTGGACTGATGCCTGATTACACCATGCGGGATGACTGGATTTGTTTTAATTACACTTGTAATAATGGCGAGCAGCTTTACATTGAGACAAAGCTAAAGACCACCGTTGAACAAGACATGGAAGCCGCCATTCAAATGATGGAAATGACGCGCAGTGGCGGTTGATACGCTTACAGTTGTACCGCAAAATTCCAGCGGAATCCCGCAGTTTAATCGCGCTCTTGGCGTGGGCAGTTGTTCGCCTACAACTACGTCTGCTTTCGGAAACAGCCCATTAGTTAATCTTGTGTATGATTACTTTGGCTTTACGATTTTGCGATTTGACGGACACCTTGATAACAGCAGTGTCACAAGTTTTGATATAACCCCAAGTGGCGGCTCAACGATCACCTTCAATGTAGACACCTATGCTTATTACAGCAGCAGTGATGAAACGCAATTTGCAAGCAGCGATGACGATCAAAATCTAGTCGCCGGAACAACGTACACCATAAGGCTTTATTCTGGCAGCACAAACGTAAACACAGAGCGAGTCACTTTAGAGCGTAGAACGCCAACCAAATTTAGTGACTTCTACGGGGCCACTAGAAACGTCCCACCTGTATCGGGAGCGTTTAAGCTAAGCTGGCTGAAGAATGCGGAAAAGTATGACCACGGATCTGCGATGACATCGGTTCAATTTACTACTGGGTTTATAACCTACACAGGTTATTCGTCATTGATTAGTCCAAATTTTGGTTCTTTTACGTCAACCACTGTTTCTGACATTATTAATTATTATCAGGGCGCGACGATAAAACAGATATATCAATTTTCAAGCTCACAATCTCCATCAACAATCCTTATTATCTTTACGATGGATAAGACTTCTGTCGATACCAATTCTCAATGGTACAAAGTCACGCTGACCCCAACAGGAGGAGGCAGCGTTATAACTTTTTATAGAGAAGACTTGACATACAGCAGGAGCGGAGCAAGACATACGTGGACTAAAGACTACGGAACCCCGCAACTTGCCAACGGAACGACGAATTACAACTTTGAGCTTCACTGCTAAATAATTGGAAGATCAACGTATAAACGGCTAAAATGCGACTTTTAACTAGGAGAGGAAAATGAGCGATCAAAAACGAGAGATAAGTGCCGACGAGTACGTAACAATGGCTAAGATTGATTCATTAGCTAAACAAAACGCTGGTCAAGCTCTTAGAATAGCCGAATTGGAGGCACAAATTAGCCTCTATCAGCAACAACAACAACAGGCACAGCAGCCACCAGATGAGCCGATTCTTGGAGAAGAGCCCGTCTTTGAGGAAGTGGACGAAGCTCACTAACTGAAAAAGCTGCTGCATGATGGACGATTATGATTGCGGAAATCTCAGCAGCTATCGCGGCAGTTCAATCTGTCAATGCGGCGATACAGACCTTAAAGGAGGCAAAGGGTCACGGCGGTGATCTGTCTGGAGTTATAGGTCGCTGGGCTAATGCGACTGAAAAAGCGCAAGAGGCTGAGAAGAAGGCCGCTGGCAAGATGAGTTATCAAGAGGCTCTAAAGATGGAGTCTATAACTCGCCAGCTTCAAAATTTTGATCGGCAGTTGCAAGACATTTGTCTAATGCAGGGTCAGCCAGAGTTGTACCATTCAATAAAAAGAAGAATGGAAGAATCTAGGTTAGCGCATGAAAAAGAAGTTGCTAAGATCAAACTAAAGCGAAGGCAGTTTAGAGAAAGTGTTAAGCTGATCGCAACGATGGTGGGTTGGGGTTTGCTGTTCATTGGCTTGCTGATGACCGGCCTTTACCTGTACACAAATTAGGATTGCAAGATGCAAACGGAAGCCAAATCGATTGTGGATGCGGTTGCAGTAGGCGGAGGAGTAGCTTCTTTGGCTGGATGGTTGCCTGATATTGCAGCACTTTTAACTATTGTTTGGTTGTCTATCCGAATTTGGGAGTCTGAAACGGTAAAAGGTTTGTTCGGGCGTAAAGGTGAAAGCGATGGAGACTCTTGACGCACTCGCAGCGATTTGGCCCATAGCCTTTGGATTCGTAACTTTGGTCATCGTGCTGGCAAAAATGCACAGCGATATTGAGCAGATAAAAGAAAAAGTAAGAACACTGTTTGAGCTATTCAACAGCAAAAATAAATAGCGGAGGAAATAAGACAGAAGTAAATGAAGTTTATTTTAATTATCATAATCGGGAGCTGGGTATCGCCCGATAGGATTGAATTTGACACCCTAGAAGAATGTGAGATTGCAGCAAAAAAACTAACATACGGCAAAATAGTAACGGCTTGTGAGCCAGGAGATAAATATGCTGGAATACATAGAGATAGCGACGACATTAGTCGCCCTTTGTAGTGCAATTTGTGCAGTAACCCCTACACCAAAAGACGACAAGATTATTTCTAAAGTCTATAAGGTGTTAGAGATGTTCGCATTGAATGTCGGTAAGGCGAAACAGTGATAGACAAGCTCATAGGGCCGGTCACAGGGTTACTAGACAAGTTCATAGAAGACAAAGACCAGAAGGCTAGGCTCGCTCATGACCTAGCTACGATGGCCGACCAGCACGCTCAGGAGCTTGCTAAGGCGCAGCTAGAAGTCAACAAGGTGGAAGCTGCCCATAAATCACTGTTTGTCAGTGGCTGGCGACCCGCAGTCGGATGGGTTTGCGTTCTGGGCATGTTTGGCAACTTTATTACTATCCCATTCTCAAACTTTGTTTTGGCCCTATTCGGTATAGACATAGTTATACCTTTAGTTCCTCTCGAAACAATGATGCCCGTTCTCATGGGTATGCTAGGATTAGGGGCAATGAGAACCTACGAAAAGAAAAATTCAGTGCATAGAGATAAATGACTGCGGCTAGGCCTTGACGTTCCCCTCCTCTCCCCTTCCGTCAATGGGGTGCGATTCCCCAGCAGTCACCATTTTAAACCCAACGTTTTTGTAACCATTTATTAGCATTTAACGCCATGGGCGCTTCTTGCGGACTTCGATTTCTGTACTGTCTGCACTTGCTGCAAATCTTAAAATCTCGTCTAACAGTTACGCCACAGAAAGCGCAATGGCCTTTAGAATGGAATGTCGTCATCAAAATCCTCTATCGATGGTGCTTCATGGTGCGCTGGCGCAGTTTGCTGAGCTTTTTGCTGTGCGAAATTATCTGCATCCTTAGTATAGAAGATTTTAGCATTGCCAATAATCGGCAGTTGTAATTTTTGCTCTCGCTCTTCTTTGCTTAATTGCTCAGAGATTATTCCATTATCACCATACTGACTTTGCTCGCTGTCAACGAATACAGTCAGATTCGCGTAGGTTCCTTTTTTACCTTTATAAAGTCGTTCTTTGTCTAGCTTGGTAACATCAATGCTAAAATTCAAGCCGATGGTGGCCATTTTACTCTCCTATTTTGTGTTTTAGTTTTTCGACCTTCTCAAGTAATACTTGAAGATTGTCGTCTAAGCCCTTTATATATTTATCGTTTCTGTGAACGGTAACAATAAAAGGCGGCATGGCTGGGTGGTACGACATAAAATCCCAACTGTCGGTTTCACACAACCAAATGCACCCTTGCACTTGGGGGTAATAATTGCTCGGGCATTTACCCCCGTCAAAATACTTCAGGTGATTTTTAGGTGCTGGGCATTTGACCTCGAGGCGCATCCGATCAGGCGAGCAGCCTATCGTTTGCTCATCGTTAGTCACGAACCCAATCACTTCGGTTTCGGTATCTTTAATCAGCTCGTAAGCCATAACAGCCTCAGCCTCCATTTCGATACCACGAGTCATCCAATCAGTAACAAATACTTCTGCTTTTTGTCCAGAAATTACTTCTGCCGCCAGCTCTAGCGCATAATCGTCAAGGCTACTGCTAACTTTGCAAGTGCTAGTAAACACTTTGCCAAAATTAGATGCTGTGGGAACACCAAGGCGCAATAAATGCCACGCCTCTGTGCCTTGTTCTACATCATGCAAGATCATGCTGGTATTGACTCCAACAATCGTATCGCTTTGAGCGCCTCTGCGCTGCTAAGATCGTTGATTGACTGATGCTTCGACTTAATCTTCCGCAGCAACATCTCTTCGCTTCTTTCCTTCGTCACTAACAGCTCTGCAAGAGTTTCAATCTCTCGCTTGCTGGCGACCCTAAACATTGCCGCTTCACCGTCATCATCCACTGCTGGAATGCCAAAGGCTGCTTGCAATGCGTATCTACGCGCATAAGTTATTGCTGACCCTGCTGCTTGTGGGTCTGGCTTGACCAAGGGCAACGTGAAACTGTGCTCAAACCATTCTCCGCTAGTGTGCAAGATCCTAGTTAGCACGCCAACGCCGCCGTCGTCGCTGTGCGGCATTTGCATAAAACTTAACCCGTATTTAATCAAGGTAGGTTTCAGGGTTTTTATTATACTTTCCAGATTTGCGTAGTTGCTATGGAAGTAGGGGTTTTCGGCGGTTTTAACAGCGCCGCCAATCTCTGCTTGTGCCTCGCAAAATGCTTTGGCAATATTTTCTATACTTTCACTATTCCGCACTTTTTCTCTCCAACCTTTTTTCAATTCTTTGATAGACAGCTTCTAGCTTATCCATCGCCTGATGCAGCTTGCGTTCCTCGTAATGAGTGAACTCGTTATACATTGCGTGTCTGTATAATCCAGCCTCAATCGCTCGCAGCCTTAAACAACAATCATTCGGAGGCAACCTCATTTCGCGTAAATGCTCAAAGCTCGCAAAGATGCTTTTAGGCCATCCGCGTCAAGCAAGTTGTTTAGATAATCCTCAGTATCTTGACGATCTTCATCAGCCTCTTGCGCTTCACAAAGCTCTAAGCTGATTCTATCCAGCAGGTCTGACGCTTGCTGCAACGCACCGATGTCGCTGGGGTCTGCTGGGTGATAGCCTCTGCGGACCTGATCGTGCAGCACTTGAGCGTAATGCTCTAAATCGCTGGCCAATTTTTCTATGTCGTTCATCCTCTTCTCCATTGTCATAACTAAGGTTTACATCCTAACTTCATTCGGATCTAATGTAAACGCTTTATTTTACAGCCATAACAATATATGATCTGCCGCAGGAGGTATCTATGAGTCAGGCAACGGGGTTAATTGAAATGCGATTAGCCTATTTTTTAGAGGAGAGTGGCATGAGCCAATCACAACTCGCAAGAGTCGCAGGCGTGTCGCGCCAGCTTGTGTACACTTGGCTCTGCAAAGAAGGGATGTGGATTTTCTGCACTGAGGACTTCGAAGTGAAGCGCATCGAACGGCGCATAACCAAAAGGGTTTGGAGCGGGGATTAAAAAAAGGCTCCCGAAGGAGCCCAACAAGGAGAAGGAGAGGAAATGCGGTCAAACGATAACCCACCTTGGTTTCGATTATACAGTGAGATAATCGACAACTACAAGATCAGATGCTTGGCATTTTCAGACAGATGGCACTACGTCGCTATACTGGCCTGCAAGAATCAGGGCATCATGAAAGGCAGCGGGGAGTTGCTAGAAAGGGCATTAAGCGTCAAGCTAGGATTGTCATTTGCAGAACTAGATGATTTAAAAAATCGCTTGTTGGCTGTAAACCTAATCGACGAAAACTTCTGCCCGATTAGCTGGGATGACAGACAATTTAGATCTGACAGCAGCAAGGAGCGAGTCGCTAAATACAGGGCAAAACTCAAGCCAAAAAACAATGTAACGGAAAAGAAACGTTACAAGCCTGTTACTGTAACGGCCCAAGATACAGATACAGATACAGATACAGATACAGAAA